TTTGGAAGACCTAGTTTTGATCTTCTTGTATTGCCTGTTGCGAACTCTGGAACTGCGGTTGAGCGCATTCCCATTCTTAGTTTTTTAACTCTTCCATCTTTCTTTGGGCGATACATTTTGCCTTTTGAAGCAGGAGTTGTTGTTAGAACATTTCCTGAATCATCTCTTTTACCAGGAGCGACTTTTAGAATGTCTTCTTCTGGTGCTGCTTCTTCGCCGCCAACTTCAGGTGTTTCTTCAGTTGGAGTTTCTGGTGTTTCAGTTTCCATTCCAAAACCACCTAAATCGCCACCGCCAACAGTTGTTTCTTCTGTTTCAGAAGCGGCAGCGGCTGAACTATCAAGAAGTGAGGCAAACTTGCGGTCAAAGAACATTTCACGCTGGTTGCGAAGGAACTCTTCTTGTGAGATGTTGAAGATACGCTCAGCAATGTAGCGCTTGGAGAAGAAGCCTTCAGTTGCTGAAGAAGCAACCTCAAACTGTGTCTTCATTGTTTCTAGATCTTGTAGTTCTGCTATTCTTGACGGGTTGTTTAATTTAAGTTTGAACCCGGTAAGATCGGACTTTCTAAAGCCTAGTGTATAAAGGTGAACCATACCTATTTTGGTAAGCTCTGATACTAATGCTTTTTGAAGTCTTTGGATAGTTCTAGCAAAGCGAATGTCTTTTTGTGAAAGTGAAGTTCTATCTTCTGCGTTCTCACCGGCAACTAAGTAAGCTTGTGGGATCTTAATAGCAGAGAAAAGTTTTTCACGAAGATACTTAACATCTTCAATCTGTGAGGTGAACTGACCGCCAGCAAGGGTTTCAATTTTTGTTCCTTGCGTTCCACCACGAACTGGTATGTAATAATCTTCTTCAACAGACATTGGGTTGTAGCGAAGATCAACACGACCACTATCAGCATCAACGATTTGGTTGCGCTTAAGAGTAGTCATTACTTGCTGCATATAAGTTTCTACGTCCTGCGGAGAAACTGCACCAACATCAACATAAAACACACGGCGTTCAGGAGCACGAACAATACGATAAGACATCATTGCGTCTTCTACAAGTGTAAGTTGTCTCCAAATACGACGAGCGCCTTCTAATACAGAAGTTCCATATGGGTTGTATTTATTATTTCCTAAAACACGGAAATGTGCGATCTGCCAATCTTCAAAAGTTAAGCCACCGCTATTCCACTGGAACTGAAGGTAGTTAGGGTTGTTCTCATCTTGCCCTTCAAGCCTTTCGATCTCGTTAACAGGAAGAGAAACAACATTTTGGATACCTATTCTTTCATCAATGTCAAGATAAAGGAAAAAGTCTCCGTATTTGCAAAGAGTTCTTGCCCAACCGTAGAGATTTAAGTCAACATTAAGAACATCATAGTAAAGAATGTCCAATGCTGTCTTTATTTCTTGGTTTGGGCAGTCAACTGTGAGCATTTTGCGAACTTCTGTCGCAGTTGTCATTTCATCAGCGTAAATGTCAAGGGCAGAGTTGAGTTCTGGCATGTATTCCATTTGCTCAAAGTCCAAATAACGCTCTGAGCGGTTCTGGTTGAGCATAAAGTCGCCATAGAAAGAATAGTTCTTCTCATAGTCGGCTTTTTTGAACTCTTTTCCTGATGCGGAAGTCCAGTTAAACTTATCTAACTCTTTTCTACGGTATTTTCTTACTTGTTCGTGTCTATAATTGACAATAGGACCTGAAAAAAGGCGAGTTAGTGCTTTATAAAGCGGATTTTCAGGATTTCTTGGGTTTTCTGAACTTCTTTTAGGTATTATTGTTTTTTTATATGCCATTTATTAGCCCTTGTATAACCATAAGTATTGTTGTTGCTGTTGTTTTGCTTCTCTTGCCTGTCCTGACTTCATTACCGGCAAGTGTCCAATCATTCCAGGTATAGTTGTATTTAGTTCTTTCTTGTTCGTAAAGAAAGCGCTTAACATTTTTTCTGATTTCTCTCGATCGTAAGCGCTTTCCTCAAAAACAGTATCTCTTATCCAACAAGCAATAGCAAAAGACATAACTAAGTCGTCGTGCTTTGATCGCATTGCTTGTGGGCGACCGTTTTTCCAAATAAAAGTTTTAAATTCTCCAAATAATCTTTTGGACTTTGTTATAACTAGTTGATTGCGAACCATTTCTTCCATCTTGGTGATGATTAATGGTCTAGTTTTAGCAGAAGTAGCAAAACCAGGTGTTGCTCCGTTGATGTTTTCTGCTATTACAGGATCAATGTATTCATCATTTTTGGAATAATACAGATTACTATACCTTAAATCTTTCAACTTGTCAATAAGCATAAAGCCAATATTGTTACTTTCTACAACAACAAGACAGTTTCCGTATCTTGTTGCTGTTTGATGAACAACATTAGCATACATGTCTATTGTTAGTTTGCCTTGATACTCTGCTGCAATCTCATTTGTTGTTACATTCCAAACATGAAAAGCAGAATAGTCTTCTCCATCACCCCTGGAAACATCAACAGACATAAAATACTTGGAAGTTGGATCGTATTCTTGCCAGATCCATAGATTTCTATCAAAAGCATCACGATAAAGTGGTTCGTTAATGTTCTCAAAGACCCATTCTAAGTGTTCTGCATCAATAACTGTTTCACCTGAAGATAAGAAAGAGCACTCTAACTCTTGTGCTATTTCTTTTTTGGTCATGTTTCTGGTTTCTTTCTCAAACCATTCTTGATCTCGATCAGGGTGAACATCCCAAGGAAGCATTGTTGGATGGAAGTCATTTAAATTAGCATCTGCGTCTGAATACATACGATAAAACCAGTTGCCGATGCCGTTCGGTGTTGAAAGAGCAATACAACGACCACCGGTTGATAGCGTGGGGTATAGACCTTTCCAAAGTTCGTCCAAACCATCAACGTGAGCAGCCTCATCAACAATAAGAAGTGAAAGAGCTTCTGAACGACCGGCGTCTCCTGATGTTGAAGATGCTTTTATTTGTGAGCCGTTGGATAACTCAAAAGAGTTTCTGTTGTCTATTGCAATGTCTGCTATTTGCAACCAAGGTGGAAGGTTCTTGATCATAAACTTAACTTTTTTAACCAAGTTTCCGGCTGTTGAAAGTTTGGTTGCAATAACAAGAATGTTCTTTTCTCTATGAAAAAGAATAAGCCACGCAGCATAAGCCGCCGTGACTGTTGAGATACCCAACTGGCGTCCTTTCAAGATTATGTTGAAGCGGTAAGCGTTATAATCTTGAAGGAGGTCTTTTTGGAATGGGTAAGTCCTGAAAGGAATGGGTCCTTTTTCAGGGTGAGAGATGCGGACATAGTTCTCGATGAAGTAGTTGGGATCTTTTCCGCATCTAACAATTTCTTTTATGACTTGTTCTTTGTTAAGCACACTACTTACAGACCTCTACGTTCCTTAGCAAAACGACGATAAGTTTCCATAAGCTTGTCTTGTGCGGGAATGGGCGGGTTTTCGTCAACACCTTTCATTCCGCCGATCTTGTATTTTTTGAGTGCGGTTGCAAAAACACGAACATTTGATGTTGACTGCACAAGAACATCAACTTCACCATCGGCGGTAAGTGTAACACGCTTTCCAAGTATTTGAGCAGCACGAGTGGAAAGATACTTAGCAATGTCAGACATTACTTTTTCCATTTCTTCTTCAAAACCACCGCCATAGACTTCTTTTAGTTTAATGTCTGTTTGGTAAGTTATTGTGAGAATATCACCTGCGAAACGAACATTAAATCCGTCCATGTGGCGACTATCCTTCACAAAATCACCTTCTTCACGGCGAAGACCAATCTTAAGTGGTTCTCCGTTGGCGTCGGTGCCGCCATCATAGGCTAGTGCGGCTGCTTGTGCTAATGCTTGAACTGGTGTCATTTATTATTCTCCTGAATGCTTATACTTATTAATTTCCTGCGCTAACTGCTCAATGAAGTCTTCATCATCTAGAAGAGGCTCTTGGATCTTGGCTATCATACCGCTATCCATTGTTTTCATCGCATCAACTACTGCTCGTGCAATGTCTTTTTCTGTTGCGATACCTTCTTCATTTGCCCACTTCATAACACGCTCAAAGTCTTTTTGCGAAGCTTCGGCGTCCATTTTTGCAGCGTCTGCAGAAGCATCTGAAACCGCAGCGCTATATGCTTTCATTTGGCCTTTATTTAAACCAGAGGTAGAATCACTAGCTTCGATTTCAGCAGCACGAACATCTAAATCATCGGCTGCGCCGCCCCTGAACGTTCTTTTTGAACGAGGTGCTTTTGGACCTCTACCGAAAAGGCCCCCAAGAGTTGCTTCGTCTAAGCCAGCAATCTCTTCTTTAATAATCTCAACTAGTCTTGCTTTTGTGATCTTCATTTGGTCTCCATCCTTTTTTCCAGCGCTCTTCACGACCTTCTACCCATTGGACATAACATTTAAAACAAGTATCCCACTTTGTCTTACAAGTTTCGTCTTTTAAGGTCTTGATCTGTGATGAACAAGTAGAACATTTAGATTTGCTTTCTTTACTAAGTAGTCTCTTTGTAATAAAAAAACCTTTTTGGTCTTCAAGAGATTCTGAATCGTTGGATTGAATTTTTTGTGCGAACTCTTTTTGTTGTTCTTTGTATTCTTTTTCTTTGGTCTCGTCCCAATCGCTTTGGGGTGTTTTGATTGCTTCATCACCCCAGCGTTCTTTTATTGCTTTTTCTAGTTTTGCTATTTCGTTTAGTTTTTTATTATCAAGTGGGAGCATTGTATACCTTTTGCTTTGCGATAAATACCATTTCTTTTAGACCAGGCGTTGTTTCCATTTGATCTAAGTCTTTTATTGAGCACCATTTATAGTCTGAATGTTCTTTTCCATCTAAATAAACATTACCTGAGTATTTGTTTGTTGTAAAGAAATGAACTCTTCCTTTTTTAACTATACCAGTATCAATAAGGTCTTTTGGGCTTATTGTTAAGCCACATTCTTCTTTTACTTCTCGACAAGCACCTTTTTGTATGTTCTCGCCAATGTGAACGTGCCCGCCAACTGAGCACCAGCGGTTAGGCATCCAAGGATCTGTTGGTCCTCTTTTTAAAGAAAGAAAGTGGTCTTTGTCTTTGAAAATAATAACGTGTCCTGAGATTTCAGAGTCTTTTTTCATTTTATTTATTTTTATTTGTATCATTGTGGAAGCGACATCATTCGATCAAAAGAAGCAGATTTTAAATCACCCAACTGGTCAATGTATCCTTGTTTACGAAGAATCTTGAACGCAATGTTTTCTGGTGAATAAGCGCCTTCTCTTTGAAGTCCTGCTTTTCTCATTCTTTTAAGTTTTGCAAAAATGCGAGTGGCTTGGCGCTTCGCTTCAACAAACTTTTCTTGGTTCATTAGTTCTTGGACCAAACCAACTTGGTGCATTATCATTTGTGCTTTTTTCATTGCTGAGTTATAGTCAAAGTCTTTATTTAGTCTCTTGGGAGGATTGACCCAACGATCTTTTGTAAGTGAATATACAGGACGGTCTTCGTCATCATAAACTTCATCAATGTCTTCAATGTAAATTTCAACTTCGTGTCCAAAGATTGTTATGTTATGACGCTCATTCCACACAAGTCTGCGAGAATTAAAAAGATCACGAACCATATCAAGATCTTGGTTAACTTTGGAAAAATCAACCACGATATGTAAGTCAATATCAGAATCAGGATGGTAGTTAAACCCAGCCAGTGAACCAGTGAAGTAAATATCCTCCACAGCGTCTGGATCAATGTTGTGATCTCGTAAGAATGCATTTGCTATACGTTTTAGTTTTAGTCTAACTTCTAGTTTCACTTGGTATGGATCGTCCCAAATGTCTCTTGAAAGTTGGGAATGTTGTTTGAAATCGTCTTTTG